CGCGGATTTCCTCGAGTCGCTGCGAACCGGCTTCCCCACTGTTGCCGTGACCCAATCGCCTGTCAGGAAGTACCAGGAGGAAGACTAAATGGATGTCATTCAACTGCTGATCGTTCTGGTTGTTGTCGGGGTGATACTTTACTTCATCAACCATTACCTTCCGCTTGACCCTCCGATCCGGATGATCATCAACGTGGTTGTTGTGTTGATCCTGCTGCTCTGGGTACTCCGGTTATTCGGGTTCGGTTCCTATGTGATCGGGGTTCCGACGCATCCGCGATGACCAACCCATACTCGACATACTGGGTGACGATGCATCCATTTCCAGACAAGAGGACGTATCCACCGCCAGACAAACAGTTACGCGAACAATGGGACGACATGGATCGTGAAGCGGTGGCGGAGTCAGTTTGAGATGAAGCAGCCCCGAAATCGTCTAATGCCCGGAGGGAATCCCAGATGAATGCCAGGAAGTTAGTAGCCGTCCGCGAGTTCACGGACAAGCAGGGCCAGAAGCACAAGATCGGCGACCGCATCGAGGTCGACCCTGAGTACGGGCAAGAACTGATCCGTCGCGGAGAAGTGAAGGAAGAGCCAAGCGCAGAGCAATTGCCGGCGGATCCACCGAAAGCGCAACCGAAATGACCACCACCGAGACGACACACCGTCACCGGGACCCGGAGTCGAAGGAACGGGAGCACAAATCGACCAGTATCCCGTTTGCGATCCACGAACTGGACGACGAGGACTGCCTGATCATCCGGCTCGACCGCAAAGACCCGGCCAGGCGCAAGATCATGGGCGCGATCCAGTCAGCCCTCGAGCAGGACCAGCGCACCGACGAAGCAGTCAGGGCCAAGGCGTACGCGCAGGAGAAGCTGCCGGACGACTGGCGCCGGAAGATGCCGTCGGTCAGTGGCGATCCGAATGACCCAGCAACAAGGGCCTACCGCAAGCCGCCGCAGTGACATGGCATTATCATTTCTGTGGCAGTCGAATCGTGGACGCATCGTCCCAGCACGGAGCGCATAGAGGCGCAGTGGCAGGAACACAAGAAACGCGCCGGCTTAGCGGAATGGTCTCTGGAAGCACAGAATTTACTCCGCACCACGTTTTTTACCGGTGCCGCAGGCTGCTTTGAGGCGATGCGCCCGCACTTACCGGATGATCCGGGTGGCCCGATGAGGAGCTTCGTCGTTGATTTCGTGGCAGAGTTGACACGATTTGATATGCGGATACGGCGCGATCTCCAAAGGCGCAAAAAGGAGCAGCAGGCTAGTGGAAGACGCCCTAAAGCAAGCGCCTCCCGCAAGCCAGCAGAATAATGCGCTGAAGCGAGGAGAACGCCCGAAGGTCGTCGTATTCAAGATGCGGTGCGGCCGCACGGTTAGAGTACCGGACACACCGCAATACAGAAGCAGCGCCCAGCGGATGGGTTGGGTTGAAGTGCGTACGCCTTGATTGCCATGTACAATGCCCTATCGCGTGTGGTGGCTTGTCCTCATATGGGCCGTCGCGGTCTGGGTGATCTGCTGGGCGTGGCACCGATACCGAAATAGAGACTAATCGCGCTATGTGGAGCCCTTCGCACGAAGCCCATGCTGCGCGGATGCGAAGCGAGGCGGAACCTCCAATGCGGCGGATGCGGAAGCGTCGGCAGGACACGAAGTACGCAGCGTTAGACGCCGATGTCAGGCTGCGGTTGACACGGTTGACAAGCACGCTTGATCCGGACACGACGTTCACCGTGTTTTATGGGCGGCCTTCTCGGGTACGCTGACTGGTCTACCGGAACACTCCTAACGGGTTGTTTTCTTACTTGCATCTGGTGGGGAGTCAGTCGATAAGCCGCCCGCCCGAAGATAGAAGTATGAGACTTCCATGCTATGGATGCGGTAAATCAGTGTCGAGCGAAGTGCCGGATGATACGGTTGTTCGCGCTGCGTTGTTTTGTCCGGAATGCATCGAGGTCATGGTAGACAAAGGCCTGCTACGGGGACTGCCTGACCCGCAGGACAAAGTTCGGCAAGAGTAAAGTTCGACGAATGCGCGTTGCTGTTGTGCTTCTTGTCGCTGGAACACTCTCCGCGCAAGACCCCAACTCCGGACTAACCGCGCACTGGCGATTCGATGACCGGCAGGGAACGATAGCGATGGACTCAGCACACCCCGGTGTCTACGTGAAGAACATCAACACCGATCAGTACTACCCGGACTATGGCCAATACCCCGGCACGATATACAACGCAAAATGGATCGGCGGCCAGATCGTCGGGGCTCTCGGCTTTGACGGCCACGCCAGGGTGATCACGCCAGTCATACCGATCGGCCCCACGTTTACGGTCAGTGCCTGGGTGCAGCCTGATCCAACGATGACGTACGCCTATCCGCGAATCATCGAGAGCCAGTACGAGACGGGCTTCTATCTGGGCTTGGACATGACGGCCACGATGTACAAGTTCATCGGTGCCGCCGGCGCGGGATCGACCGGGACGTGCGGCCAGCCCTACGGATGCGTCGAGGGTGGCGCGGTGAAGGGCAACGCCTGGCAGATGGTGACGGCAACCTATGACGGGACGATGGCAAGGCTGTACGTCGACGGGGTACAGGTGGCGAGCGATACAGCCGCGATTCAGCCGCGCTCGCTGCCGGTCTACATCGGGGATTACTACGGGTTGCCTGACTACTATGGTTGGAAGGGCGGCATAGACGATGTACGCATCTATGGCAGGGCGTTATCGCCGTCTGAGGTACTTACGCTGTACAACCAAGCTAGCAACGTACGTCTGCCTCCTGTAGTGATCAGCGGGATGAAGTGCAAGGAGTCGAGCTTCCTGGGCCACGATACGAGAGCGATGACCTGCGCGATGACATCGCAGAATACCGCCTGGCGCGGAAGCCTGCAGGTCAAGCTCGAGCACGCGGACCCGAATATCATCCAACCGCCTATCAACTACTCCTGGCCCGTCCTGATGCAGCGGGACGGTAAGTACGCAGTCACCGGAGTTGCCGTCTACGACAAGCCCGGCACGAAGCCGCGGGTGATGGGCGCGGACTTCTATGGAGACAGAGCGGCCGCGGAATGGTACAGCCATACCGAACCTCGAGCGGTGCTGGTGCAGTCGCTCGATTCGCCCTGTCCGTCGCAGACACCATGCGCCTCGGGCCTGTACCCGCCCCCGCTGGTTGTGACGGAGATGCGGTGCGAAGCGGCTGCGATGGATTCGAGCACGCAATCCGTGACCTGCGGGATAGCCGCGAATCAGAACGTGTACTCGGGCACGTTACGGATCACGTACAACGACGGCACGAACGAAGACCAGCGGGTAACGCTCGAGCAGCCGACGATTGACGGTGCGTTGACGTATTGGGGCGTGACAGCCGTGGCAGCGAATAGCAGCCAACCGATTGATCAGGTATCGTTCGGGGCCGAGTCGCCTATCGCGAATTGGACCCCGGAAACAACGACACCGTATCCGCCGGTCAAGTCAACGCAGAGCGTTCATGGTTGGTTAAGTAAGGTGTTCAGGTGGCTCTGCGGGCCGAAGTAAGGCGCTAAAGCGAAGATGAGCGATGTGCTGGTCCGCGCAGCCAAGCGATGCCTGAGACGTGTACTCAAAGCGGAATGGTGCGAGGACCAGGATTACTTCGTGGCTACGCTCGAATGCGGACATGTGATGCACGGGCCGGAAGAGTTCCTGAAGTCCCCTTTGTTTTGCCTGACCTGCATGCGGGAGAAGACGTTCGGGTCGAGCAGCACCTACGACAACCAGTAGTTTGCCGGATGATCCATAGGCCAACCGTGAAACACCGTGTTGTCGTCTTTGCGGCGGAGGATCTCTTTGTATACCTCAGTAAAGCGCCCCTGTAGTTCCGGTATCTGTTGCCCATGCTCATCGCAGACAGCTACGTTGCCGTTGGGGAAGACGAATACTGTTCGCACAGCCATCTAGCAAACTGAATATCACATCACTTGAAGAATGACTGAGCTCGAGTTTATCTACGGACCAGAAAGCAGAGAGAAACCAAAAGTCTGGAAGTACGGACGCCACTGGTGGGCGATAGCGAGGCTAGACCCGTCCGATCACTTCTCGAGATATCAGTGCAGATTCCCAACATGGAAAGAAGCGATTGACTGGGCACTGAAGCCCTGCTTGCCGAATTAGCCCGCTGCGACCGCGAGATAGCGGAAGCGGAAGCCACGCTGCGTAGCGGATACGCGGACATCGATGGCGCATTGCTCTGGCTGTACGACTGGAAGTGCGAGCGCAAACTGATCGAGGACGAGATAAGTGCTCTACGACGCAACGGGCAACGCACTCAGGCGTAGCGCGGGATTTGTGCGTGCGTGGGTGAGATGCGGCGACGGCGGCTATGCCGATTGCATCGGCTCACATACCGTTTCTATCGAGGAGGATTGCCATGAACAAATCACTGACCAGAACGGCAGTGACGGACGACGTCGTATCCCGAAAAGCAGGCAGGAAGAAGCCGGGGGACAAGGTCAGCACGGTGATGCACGAGTTCAACACGGGCAAGCTGAAGTCGAGCAGCGGGGACAAGGTAACGAACCCGAAGCAGGCCGTAGCCATCGGGTTGAGCGAACAACGCCGCGCTAAGAAGGCATGCGACTGCGCTGATAAGGCGAAGTGTAGTTGCTGATCAGGACGTGGAGTGAAGCATTACCTGCTTGAAGCAGACATCGCATAATACCGCCCAGTCCTGAGACTCGCCCCCGAATAGCCTGTCGCTTTCCGCGATAGCGTCACCGTCGGGCCTCTCCGATACAAACTCCCCGCCGCATACAGTGCATCGATACTGGCGATCCACCCCTAACTTCCGTTCCACAACACCATTCTAATGGCATACAGAAAGACGAAGGACGAGGACGATTTCCTATCCACGGCACGGGAGCGCTTCAAACTAAGCGCGGAGTCGGAGAACAAGCTGCGCGATTTGCAGCTCAGCGATCTCCGCTTCTATTCCGGCGAGCAATGGCCGGATAACGTCAAGCGACAGCGCGAGATGGACAAGCGCCCCTGCCTCACGCTGAACCGCATGCCGCAGTTCGTCCACCAGGTGACGAACGAGATCCGGCAGAACAAGCCCGCGCCCAACGTCAGCCCGGTCGACGATACCGGGGACAAGGAAACAGCAGAGATCTTCCAGGGCATCATCCGCCATATCGAACGCCAAAGCAAAGCCGATACCGCGAGATCGTACGCAGCCTTCTACGCCGTGGTGTGCGGCAGAGGCTACTACCGGATCGTCACCGACTTCGCGGACCCGATGGGCTTCGATCAGGAGATCTACATCAAGCGCATCAAGAACCCGGCAACGGTGTACATGGACCCAGCGTGTCAAGAGCCGGATTACTCCGATGCGCGGTACTGCTTCATTGTCGAAGACCTGACGGAGGACGAGTTTAAAGCGCAGTTCCCTGACAAGGACATGTACAGCGCGGAAGATTTCCGCAGCCTGGGCGACGACGCCCCGTTCTGGAGATTCGAAAAGGGCGTACGCATAGCCGAGTACTTCAGCCGGGAGATGGTCCCCACCCCGATAGCGATGCTGGCGGATGGTACGGTGATGCCGCTCGAGCAAGTCCCCGAAGGCACCAACATCATCGCGCAACGCACGACCGATATGCCCCTGGTCAAGTGGTGCAAGATCGACGGGTGCCAGATCCTCGAGGAAGCAGACTGGCCGGGACAATGGATACCCGTAATCGCCGTCCTGGGGGAAGAATACGACATCGACGGGGAGACGGAACTGAGCGGCATGGTGCGGAACGCCAAAGACCCGCAGAGGATGTTGAATTACTGGGAGTCCTGCAAGACCGAGACGATTGCACTCGCACCACGCGCCCCGTATATGGTGGCCGAAGGCCAGACCGAAAACCATGAACAGGAATGGGCGCAGGCGAATACCCGCAACTATCCGTACCTGATCTACAAGCCGAAAGCCGTAGGACAGGAGCTGGTGCCGCCGCCGCAACGTCAGGTCTACGAGCCCCCGGTGCAAGCGATTACGCAGGCCGAACAGGTGGCGGTCGATCACATGAAGGCCGCGACCGGCATCTACGACGCATCGCTGGGCAACCGATCCAACGAGACATCCGGCATCGGCATACGCGCCCGCAAGATGCAGGGCGATGTCGCCAACTATCACTACGTGGATAACCTAACCACGGCGATCACGCATGAAGGACGCATCTTAGTCGATCTCATTCCGAAGATCTACGACAGACCTGGCCGCGTGGTCCGCATCATCGGCGAGGACGGCACGGAGAAGAGCGTGCCCGTTAACGCTCCGTTTCGGCAGCAGAACAGCGGTCCTGGCTTTAGCCCAATGGAGAAGTTCTACGACCTGTCCGCCGGTCGGTACGATGTCGCGGTAGCGGTCGGCCCATCCTACGCAACCAAGCGCCAGGAATCCGCCGAGAGCATGATGCAGTTCGCTCAGGTGGCGCCAGAGTTAGTCCCGCGGTATGCGGACCTGCTGGTGACCGCGATGGACTGGCCGGGTGCCGATGCGATAGCAGACCGCATCAGACCGCCCGATATTCCGAAAGAAGGCGAACCGCCGATCCCGCCGCAGGCGCAAGCCGCGATGCAGCAGATGCAGGCGCAGGCCCAGGAACTGCAGGCGCAGTTGCAGCAGGCGACTGAGATTATCCGGACCCAGAAACTCCAGATCGATTCGGCGGAACGGATGCAGATGCGCGATATCGAATCGAAGCAGATGCTGGCTGAGATGAAGGCTCAGACGGACATCATGCGGGATGCGGGTAAGATCCGCAGCGACTTAACGCAAACCGATCAGAAGATCGACTCGCAGGAATCGATCGCGCAGTTGAACGCCGAAACGAAGGTTACTACCGAAGCGATGAAGATCGCAGCCAAGCCGAAGCCGCAGGAACGGCCCCCGATCGAATCGTTCGAGGAATGAGAAGCTACTTAGCCCTAAGCCATTCGCTGAACCGCATCCCGCAATCGGCGCGGAGGAATTCCCGGTATCGCTTCTGGGATCTTGTGAGTTTCGGGGGAGCAGGACTCGCCTCAGCCATTGCACGCTTACCTGCTTCGGTTACTGAGCAGTTGAAGTACGGGAAAGTGTCCGTGGTCGCGTGCTGCTGCATATAGCCCAGCGCCACAAGTTCGCGACATGTCGCTTCATCCTTCCCACCAGCGCAGAAGTGGTTACGGTACTGCTCGCCCTGACCGTACTTGTCTACACCAAGGGAATGCTGGAGGATGTGGAGTTGTTCAGGAGTCATGTTTGGAGGAATGAGAAGCGGGCTTAACCTACCCGCGATGACAGGCGCGACCCTGAAGACTCAGCCTGCGCTAAGGAAACGCACAGCAGAGATTAAGAGCGTGGGAGCGTATTCACGTATGCCTGCCACTGTCTCGCGAGCGTGGCAATCTGTTCATCGTGAGCCGCCACACTCGCAGCCACTGTCTCGACAACTCCCGCGAGACGGTCTATGTTGTCCTTTGCCGCCAGCAGGCCATTGGTCAATTGCGCGATGGCCTTGTTGTTCTCGGCGATTGTTTTGTTGATCTCAGCCATCGCTTTGTTGTGCTCGGCAATAGCTAACGTGTTTGCCGTGACGATGGGCGTCAGTTCTTTAGTGGTCAATTGAAGTTCCTTATGTCGGATAGCATCCGACTCCTTCCATCGTAACAACTTAAAACCCTCATCTCTATAGCTCAAAGGTACTTATGTCTCTTGTAGTCTCATCCACCACAGACAGCCAGGAAGCCTGGACTAGTTGGTTTAGTAGACGGACCGGAAAGTTGTAGTATCCAGCACCACAGATAGGCAGGAAGCCGTGCTTCAATGAGGCCGGTCCGTCTATCCTCAGCGTAGCAATCCCTCCTCGTTTTGACCAGATAACGAAAGTACCTATATATATGTCACTCGTAGTTTCATCTACTACAGACTCGCAAGCTGACGTCAACGCAGCCGCCGGCATCGAAACCGAAGCACCGGCAGTCGAGCAGGAACAAGCGGTTAAAGCGCCAGCGCCCCCGAAGACGGTAGAACCTGACGAAGCGGAAGAAGAAACCGAAGACGAGCAGGAAGAAGGCGAAGAGAAGGAAGGCGACGAGCCGGCCAAGCCGAAACGCACGGGCGGCTTTCAGCGCAAGATTGAACGCCTGGTGCGCGAGAACGAGTACTTAGCGCGCCGGTTCCACGAACTCGCTCAACAGCAGCGCCCCCCGCAACAACAGCAGCAACCGCAACAGCAACCCGCAGCGCAAGACGGACGTCCCCGGCAGGACCAGTTCGACAGCTACGACGAGTACCTCGACAAGCTGACCGACTGGAAGCTCGAGGCGCGGTTAGCACAGGAGCATACGGCGCAGCAGCAGCGGCACCAGGCCGCGCAGCAGCAGGAGAGATTGACTGGCTGGCAACAACGTGTTGGCCAATTCAAGAACGAAGCACCGGACTTTGAAGACGTATTAGAGTCCGTCGATCACATCAACCTCACACCCGTTTTGCAGCAGGCGATTATGAGCGATGCACTCGGACCGAAGCTGGCCTACGAGCTGGCACGGAAACCGGAGGACTTCGCACGGATCGCGAGTCTCGATCCCGTTGGCGCGTTAACCGCGCTGGGCGAATTCAAGGCGAGGCTGGAACCTGCAAAAACGGCAGCTCCGAGTGACGGAGTGAAGCCGGTGTCGCGCGCACCTAATCCGATCCGGCCGGTCGGAAACGGTGCAGGCGCGACCTCTACCGTGCCGATGGATCAGATGCCCCTTGGGGACTACATCCGCGCGCGGGAACGGCAGATCAAAGCAGCTCGGGGAAACCGTTAACCCCTAGCCCAGCGCAGTAATGCGCGAACCACAAAAGGATCGGTAGCCATATACCCCAAACACTTTTGACGATGAGCATGATAACGCGCGAAGCCGCGCGCATACTCACCAACAACCTCTGCTTTACCAAGCAGATAAGCACCACGTACAGCGACCAGTTCGCCCGCAGCGGCGCAAAGATCGGATCGGTTTTAAACATCAGAAAGCCACCAAAGTACATCGGCAGAACGGGCCGTGTGTGCGCCGTTGAAGATGTCGTCGAGACGTCAGTACCTCTCGCCTTGACGACGCAATTCGGCGTGGACCTGACGTTCACATCAGCCGAATTGGCGTTGAGCATTGACGACTTCAGCAAACGCATTCTGAAGCCCGCAGTCGCGGTAGTCGCGAACAAGATCGACTTCGACATGATGGGCCTGTACCAGACGGTGCCCAATGTTGTCGGCGCCGCAGGAACCGTTCCCAATACGCTGCTCACCTATCTGATGGCCGGCGTAGCGCTCGACGACAATATGGCACCTCGCGATGGCCAGCGTGCCGTTGTTGTCAACCCGATCCAGCAAGCCACGATTGTCGATGCCTTGAAGGGCTTGTTCCAATCCGCCGATCAGATCGAGGACCAATACGAGAAGGGCACCATGGGAATCACGGGCGGATTCAAGTGGTGCATGGATCAAAACACAAGGACCCATACAGCAGGCGCGTACGGCGGCGCTCCTATCGTTGCAGGCGGTTCGCAGGTTGGTTCGACGTTATTGGTATCAGGCTTCACCGCGGCCGCGGCACCTCGCCTGAAGAAGGGCGATATGTTCACGCTCCCGCTGGTGAATGCCGTTAACGGGCAGAACCACCAGGATCTCGGATACCTCCGGACATTCACCGTCACATCCGACGTGAGCTCGGCAGCGGACGGCACGGCATCCATCCCGATCTATCCGCCGATCACGCCTACCGGTGCATCGCAGACCGTGACCGCTTCCCCCGCAGCCAGCGCACCGCTGACCATGATCTTC